CATTACGTATACCAGCACAAAGACCCTAGAAGTGGTGAGGTTATTTATGTAGGCCACGGTAGTCGAGGTCGTGCTTGGACTCACGGTAGTAAACACACAGTTCTTCGGAGCCAAGAGCATCTTGACCATCTCGAAGGCATGACACAAAGTGGCTTTGTCCCGTCAGATTGGGTGTCCATCTTACACTCAGGTCTTATTAAATCTGACGCTTGTGCAATCGAACAAGACCTGATTCGCAAGATGAAGCCTCGATACAATAAGCCACAAGGTAAGAGTGCCTTGAAGATGACACCAGAGCAATACCAACTTGCTCAGGAAATGAGAGAAGACGGGAAGTTTTACCACCAGATTGCTAACGAAGTTGGGGTAAGCCCTATGACTGTCTATCGTGCCTTGAACGGCCAAACTAAGAATATCGGAGAAGACTATGCAGAATAATAAGAGCAATAACTATGGCATGACGGATTATATGGCCTTCATTCACACTAGCCGCTATGCGCGTTGGCTTGACGACCAGAACCGCCGTGAGACTTGGGGTGAGACTGTCTCCCGTTACCTGACCAAGGTTGTCGTTCCGAAGACCCGTGACGAGATTGTTGTCGGTGACATTGAAGAGGCTATCCTTGGCCTTGAGATCATGCCTTCGATGCGCGCCTTGATGACTGCTGGTCCTGCCTTGGATCGTGATAACACCGCTGGCTACAACTGCAGCTACCTCCCGGTGGACGACCCCAAGTCCTTCGACGAAGCTATGTTCATCCTGCTCTGTGGCACTGGCGTAGGCTTCTCTGTTGAGCGTCAATACGTCTCTAAGCTTCCTGAGGTTCCCGATCAACTCTTCGTCGCTGAGGATGTTATCGTAGTCCACGACAGCAAAGAAGGCTGGGCTAAGTCCTTCCGTAAGCTGGTGGCTATGCTCTACGCAGGGGAAATCCCTACGTGGGACACCTCGAAGGTCCGTAAGGCTGGCGCTAAGCTCAAGACCTTTGGTGGTCGTGCCTCTGGTCCTGCACCTCTGGAAGACCTCTTCCGCTTCACCGTGGCTATGTTCAAGGGTGCTCAGGGGCGTAAGCTCTCGTCCATTGAATGCCATGACCTGATGTGCAAGATTGGTGAAGTTGTCGTTGTGGGTGGTGTACGCCGCTCTGCCATGATCTCTTTGTCGAACCTGTCGGACGACCGTATGCGCCACGCTAAGTCTGGCAACTGGTGGGAAGGCCAAGGTCAACGTGCTCTGGCTAACAACTCGGTGGCATACACTGAGAAGCCCGACATGGAGACCTTCATGCGTGAGTGGCTCTCTCTTGTCGAATCTAAGTCTGGTGAACGTGGTATCTTCTCGCGTCCTGCAAGCAAGAAACAAGCTAACAAGAGTGGACGACGCAATGCAGACTATGACTTCGGCACTAACCCGTGCAGTGAGATCATTCTTCGCCCGTACCAGTTCTGTAATCTCACGGAAGTCGTGGTCCGAGCTACGGATACACTTGAGGACTTGGAGCGGAAAGTAACTCTGGCTACGATCCTTGGTACCATCCAAAGCACCTACACGCACTTCCCCTATCTGCGTAAGATTTGGCAGAAGAACACAGAGGAAGAGCGTCTCTTGGGTGTGTCGTTAACTGGCATCATGGACAATAAACTCCTCGGGCCTTCTAACGCAGGTCTCGACAAAACCCTCAAGAGGCTCAAAGATGTCGCTGTTGCTACTAATGCTGAATGGGCTGAACGTCTTGGCATCCCTGCTTCTGCTGCTATTACTTGCGTTAAACCGTCTGGAACGGTATCTCAACTGGTCGACTCCGCTTCTGGTATTCATGCTCGTCACTCAGCCTATTATATTCGTACTGTTCGTGGCGACAACAAAGACCCTCTGACGCAGTTCATGAAGGATCAGGGTATCCCTAACGAACCTTGCGTTATGAAGCCTGAGACGACAACAGTGTTTAGCTTCCCTCAGAAGTCTCCTCAGGGTGCCATCACTCGTAACGACATGACCGCTATTGAACAGTTGTCGTTGTGGCTTACGTATCAGCGTAATTGGTGTGAGCATAAACCATCTGTGACGATTACCGTACGGGATCACGAATGGATGGAAGTTGGTGCTTGGGTCTTCAAACACTTCGATGAAGTCTCTGGTGTATCATTTTTGCCACACTCGGACCACACCTATCAGCAGGCACCCTATCAGGATTGCAGTGAACGTGAGTACCTTGACGCTCTTGCCCTAATGCCTGAGCAGATTGATTGGACTAAGCTGAGTGACTACGAGAAGGAAGACATGACCAAGAGTTCCCAGACGTTTGCTTGTAGCTCTGGTGTCTGTGAGATTGTTGACCTAACCTAAGTTAACACATCCTGAGCATGATGTTAAAAAACTGCTCATTTGTTAACATAAAGGAACGACACAATGCCTGCACTCTATCCTTTCATTGACTTCCTCATGCTAGGTATCCTAGTCTTTGTCGCCTACAAAATCATCAAGTTGGATTAAGTAAATGCTAGAGAAGCCACGGGGTAAGCGGACGACAAAGTACAAGGGAGCACCCGAGGAGGCTACGTCTCGTACGGTAAGCCTAGTTCCTATGAACGACAATCAGAAGCTTTACATTGACGCCCTCAGTAGCCACCAACAGATCATCGTCTTAGGTCCGTCTGGTACAGGTAAGACTTACATTGCAGCATCGTACGCAGCCAATCTGTACATTCTCCGTAAGATCGACAAGATCATTATCACTCGCCCTGCAGTATCTGTCGGTAAGTCCTTGGGTGCTCTACCGGGTGACATTGGGGAGAAGTTTGGTCCTTGGCTGTCACCAGTGTTGTCGGTCCTTGAGGAGCAATTGGGTAAGGGTGTCGTTGAAACTGGGGTAAAGAACGGTAACATCCAGATGGCCCCGTTGGAGTACATGCGAGGATCATCCTTCAAGGATGCGTTCGTACTAGCCGACGAGTGTCAGAACCTAGATGTGGCTCAGTTCAAGATGCTAGTGACCCGTATTGGCGACAACTGCAGATTGGTGATGAACGGTGATATTCGTCAGTCTGACATTAAGGAACAGTCGGGTCTGTCTAAGGCGATACACTTGGCTAAAAAGTACAGCATAGATGCCTGTGTCGTTGAGTTTGGTATTGACGACGTGGTACGTTCTGATATATGCCGACAGTGGTTAGAAGCTTTCTATAAGGAGAATCTCTAAGATGGCTAAATGGAAGATCGTAGAGGACGACGAAGGGTATGATCTTAGTGAGCACATGGAAGACGTAGATAACGTCAATAGCCCTGACCACTATAACACAGGGTCCATTGAGTGCATTGAGTACCTTCAGGACAATATGTCTTGGGAAGGCTTTACTGGATACCTTGAGGGCAACTGCAAGAAGTACCTGCACCGTTGGCGCTACAAGACGAAGCCTCTGGAAGACCTCAAGAAGGCACGTTGGTACCTTGATCGTCTGATTGAAGAACTTGAGGGTCCAGATGAGTGATCTACTTATGATAGGCTCTCTAACGTTCGTAGCCTTCGTAGTCGTCCTGATCTGGGTTATTAACGAAGGTGACTGACGCAAAACAAAAGGGGGCGCAAGCCCCCTTAAGTACTTCTCCAGTCTTTGTTTAGTACAGTCTTTAACCTATGACAATTAGCACACAAGGTTTGGAGATTACTTATTTCGTTATTAGAGTGGTTCCCATCAATGTGGTCTACATCTAACTGACAGGTGTGTACCGCCACAAACCCACAGAACTCACAAAAAGTTTTCTTTCCGAGGGTGTACTTTTTACGTTTAGCCCGTGTCTTACAGTTTCTACTACAAAACACCCTATCTTTACGTTTAGGATAAAAGGTGTTGTTGCATCTAATACAGTCTCGGGGGCCGTATTCAACAGGTTTATAAGGCATTGTCTACGGCCCCTTAAGTCATTCTAGAGTGTAGCGCACAGCGCAGCGAGCATAGCTCTTATAACGTAGGTTACTTACCGTAAGATGCCTTAGCCTTCTTAGCGGGTTTAGCTGCCATCTTGTTCATAGGAGCCTTAGCCGTAGCCTTAGCACCTGCACCAGCTTTGCCTTTAGCAGCACCTTTAGCTTTCATACCCATCATCATAGTTCACTTTCCTTTTTTGTTGTTGGTTGGTTTCTTAGCCGGAGTGTGGCTTAGTTTTTGGCTTTTAGCCGTATGGGTAGCTCCTGTATGAAGCTCACCACCCATCTTGTGAGTAGCACCACTGTAGAGTTTGCCACTGGGGAGGTAGTGCTTAGCAGACTTAGACATGTTGCATTACCGACTTGAGGGTTTAGATTTACGGGCAGAGCTAAGTGCAATAGCCACAGCCTGCTTCTGAGGTTTACCTGCCTTCATCTCTTTCTTGATGTTAGCACTGATCGTCTTCTTGCTTGAGCCTTGCTTGAGGGGCATAACCTTCTTCCTCGTTAGTTGTCGTGTATTCTGTGTCGTAAAGGCCATTACTTTGTCTTTGCCCTCCGTTTACCAGAAGCAGTCACAGGCCACTTCTCCATCTTAGGGCTATCCTTCTTACGTTTCATAGCACTCTTCTCGGAGGAAGACATCTTGGCAGCTACCGCAGCGGGACGACAAGCAGGGTAGGGACGAGAGCCTTTAGATGCTCCAGAACGACCACAGGGTTCACCAGTTTTGATGTCTACCCACTTCTCACCGAACCACTTCCCGAGACCACCCTTAGCCATTTTTCTTACTGACCTTATTGTTCGACCCAGACCATGTGCCACCAGCCTTCTTGTACTCTTTAGCGGCCCAAGCATTAGCGTAGGCACTGGGGTACACGTCAAACTTCTTCTTAGCCTGAGCGACCTTGGAGGACCACAGCTTCGGATTATTAGGTTTAGCTTTCTCAGCCATCACTTACGTCCTGCGTTAGAGTTGCGCTTGAAAGAACGGTTCTTCGAGGGAGCCTCAGCCTTAAGGTTACCCATACGGTTGTCACCTGTACGGTTGTTCTTGTGGGCTACGTCCTTACCGTCCCCCTTCGACACCTTACCAGCCTTCTCCATCTTACGTCGTGCAGCATTGTTCTCCGCACGTTTCTTCTTGGCTCTGTCGGAGGAGTGATAGTTCTCGTATTCAGACTTATAGTCTCTAGACATTACCACTTCACCTTATCTGCTACAGCCTGACACATCGCAATGAAGTAGTCTTGACTATACTGCTGTTTTGCCATGTTCACATCCTTATGCAATAGCTGGACATTGCCTTTAAGGTAACCTTCCGAGGAGTCAATTCTGTCGATTGAAACAGTAGCTGTAAGACCCTTTTCAGACCAGCCGATAGGCCATCCTGTCAGAGCACAAACACCTTCTTGTCTCTCGTAAAGGTCTAGAATATCTGCAGGCTCTAACTCCCACTCAAGACCTCTGTGTAAACCACCTTTACGTTTAACCTCAAACCAAGTAATAGACATTGGACCAAGCCTGCCCTTAAAAGCGTTGTTTTGGTTAGAGCAAGACTTGCATTTCCAATCACCCCTTACGGCTGACTTATAGTGGTCAAGTCTTCCGTAAGATTGTTCACCACCACAGCCGGAACATTGTTTAGTGTAACGTGTTGATTTTGCTACCATTTAACGCGATCCGACCAGTACGCTGCACTCATCTTACCCTTAGCGATGTTCTTTTGATGGCGAGCTTTGAAGGACTTCTGACGTGCCGTAGGTTCTTTATCCCCAGACACACCCTGTTGCCCAAAGCGAATGGTCTTGATCTTGTCGCCCTCTTTAGCAACGACAACATGGGACTTGGTGGGGTGGCTAGGGGTCTTCTTAGGCTTGTTGAAACCTGATACACCAGCACGTTCAAGGCGAGGGTCTTTAGCCATTTCTTTTCTTTCTAGTGAACAACGACGTGATCCAACGACCAATCTCGTTAGGGCTAGGGAGGAGCCATCCTAAGATCAGGAGTAAGATGACCCACGGCTGTACTTCATTCACTGTTACTTTGTCGACACTTTCTGCAGACACTTTAGCTTCTACGGACTTAATGTCACCACTTTCGGTTCTCTGTTCGACGATCTTTGTCGTCCCGATAGTCTGGCTATTTGTCTTCCCCGCCTGAATGTTGGCTGCTACGTTTGGCCCACCTCCCTTCATAAGAGATAGAGGACTCAGACCACAGCCCGTTAGCAGGCTTGCCGACAAGACAATAACAGTCAGGTTAGCTTTAAGGTTACTGACCCAAGCCACCACCGACCACCCAAGCTACTATTGACGCAATGAAGCCGCCACCAATGATCCAAAGAATCTTCGACAAGCTGTTGTTTATGCTACAGACATTTCTGTCGATCTGGTCTACCTTCTGCTCAAGGAGAGCCAAACGTTTATCCATCTCAGCAATTTCCTTTTGAATGGCTTCTGCGTCCATTTCATCCCCCTATAAGCTTAAGTGTTAACTGAGCCAAGTTTACGAGCCGTACCGTTCTTACGGATCACGTAAATATCCCCATTGACGACAACAGTGTCCCCGGCCTCAAGTTCACCACGTTCTTGTGCCGCAACGAACTCAGCCTCAGTCTCATAGGACTTATCAGGGTCACCAGCGATCTCCTGAATGAATGCCTGTACATCTTTGTCGACAGCGATAGCAGGGCTAAGTTCACTTGCTCCTTGGGTTCCCGTAGGGGTTTCAGCCGGGATAGCCTCGGGGAGAGTAGCGTCAGCAACAACAACTTCACCCGTCGTCACAGGGGCTGCAGGAGCGCCACCAGAGGGCATAGTCATAGGTGCGCTAGAGGTAGGTGCCACGGCTCTCTGGGTAGCCTCTCCTGCGCGGCTAGCGACAGCATTAGCATCAGAGGGACGACCAGCGGTAGGTGGAATGGTTCTGGTGTTGTTGTACTTGTCCAGCCAAAGGTTAGCGAACTCACCTGCAGTCATGTCAGCATTACCACCGTTAAGACGTACAGCCTCAGCCCCGACGATATCAACAGCCTTAGCGGTAGGGTTGCTCAAGAGCCTACTAGCCCCTGTGCCGCCTTGTTGGTGCGCGAGGTAGAGTTCAGCCCCCGTAGGTTCACGACCCAAAGCTGCAGTCAGCTTACGTTTGTTGTCGACAGCCAGATCAACTGCACCATCGGTGGCCTGAACGGGGTCGAACCTATCCTTAACGCCGTACTGCTTAGCTGTTCCGTCGATGAACTGGAAGAGACCACCTGCCGACGACTTAGGATTCTTAGCGTTAGGGTTGCCTTTGGACTCAATGAATGCAGTACGCTCAAGATACCCCTGCGGCAAACCGTTCTCAGCCTCAAGGGTAGAGAAGTCCAAACCTAAGGAGTCCCCAATGTTATTCGAAAGGGTGTCGTCCCCTGCACTACCTTTAACTACGTCTTGCCCAGCACCACCAGAAGGAACCTCAGCACGAAGGATATCCAGAGTGGACTGACCGACAGCACCCAGACGACCAAGGACAGTCATCTTGTAGTTAATGTCGTCAATGATAGCCTTGTTCTCTTCGGTGAACATACGCAGCTTATCGCCGGGAGTAATGGGACGACGAGCAACACCAACGGTAGCCCCTTGGAGAGGTGCTGCTTGATCCGTAGCGGAGATAACAACCTGACCATTCTCGCTGATACTGATGTTCACACCGTTAGGTGCTGCAGCATCACGCAGGTTACCAAGGTCGAGCATAATGTCCGACGACATAAAGCTTGAGGTCTCGGTAGCAAAGTTAGTATCGGTTGCAGAACGACGTACGATAGACTCAGCAGGAACTTCAAAGTTCTGACGCCATGCAGCACGGTTCCAACGGGTAGGCCCTTCGGTACGCTGCAGTTCACGGTGAGACTTGAAGGCACCGCCTAGTGCGACAGAAATCTCAACGTCCTTCTGGTCCTGAGTAACTTCCTCGTAAGTACGAGCGAGGGTAGACTGACCCGACATGACAGCGACAAGCTCAGTGAAGGCATAACGCGCATCAATGAGGTCTTTCTTTGAGGCTTCTTGGAGAGCACGGTTGGCTTCCTCAAGGCGACCAGCCATAAGTTCTTCATTGAATTTACCTACGGGACCAGATAGGGACGCCATA